TTCGGTGTTTGCGCGAATCGACCGCACCGCTTTCCGAGTGATGCGATCAAGACGCTCGGTTTCCTTGGCGAGCCGGGCAGTTTCGCGGGTCGCCTGCGAGGACGCGTCGCCGAGTTCCTTGGTGTCCTGAGCGGCCTTGCAAGTACCGGATTGGCGAGGTGCCCGCTCCAGTTCCCCCTTCAGCGTTCTCCATGCGGCGACGGACTTCCCGGCCTCTTGGCGAAATCGCTTGAGGCCCTCGGGGAAGTTGCCGCCGACATTGATCGTGTAATTGACGCCAAAGGGAGGTTCGGCCATTAGAAGCCCCCTCCGATTGCCTTGGCGAGTGCGTCGCCGTCTGCGGGCGAGTCGTCATCGACGCCGAGATCGGCGGTCGCCATCCACTGATTCCAGAGTTTCTTGCCGTCTTTGCCCATGCCGTTGAACCCCAGACCCATGAGTGTTACTTGCTGCATTTTACTCTGCGCCTCAAGTCTCTGGCATGACTCGCACAACATTTTGAAACTCAGGAAGTCATGCTCGATCACCCATCCGAGGTCGAGTCCTTGCTGTCCGACCCAGACAACTTGATCGGAGATGTCCCGCCACGCTCGGTCTGGATCTTCTCGGCGTCGCTCTTGTCCTTCGGTTCGAGATTGATGCGGCCCAGAACGCCGTCCTTCAGGTTCTCGAACCGGCCCGCCAAAGGGCCGAACACCCCCTTGTTGGCCTTCGCAACTCCGGTCAGCAGACCGATGAGGGTTTCGGGAGTCATCTCGTCCATGAACTCGCTGGCGGTCGGAACGCTGTCGAAGAAGTCCCCACGGCGAACCGAGTCAATGATGATCTTGCCGATGCTCTCGGCGTTGGCCTGATCGGTCGCGGCACTGAGCAGGGACGAGATCGCGTCCGCACGCTGCTTGTCGCGGTGCATCGCCAGTTTGGGGTCGATGGCCTCAGCGACCGTCTCGGTGTCACGGACCAAACGACCGGCCACGCTGACGAGTTTACCTTCCTCGTCGGTGTAGGGACTGCCGACCTCGCGGAAGGTCTGCCCGGTGTCGCTGGGGTTAGACGCGGTGAGGATCGCGATCGAGTTCGAGAGCGGCTGGATCAGGCCCCGAAGTTCGAGGAGCAGTTTGACGCTGACCGGCCAGAACCGAACTTCCTGATCGCCGACCTTGTGCGTGATCGAGGTGTCGTTGCCGTAGGACTTGATCGAACTCCACTTGCTTGCCATGTCTGGTTCCTTCTTCTGGTTTGGCGAACTGAGAATATCTCACCTCGGTCTTTCGACCGAGGTGGATTATAGAGAAACTCGCCCATGATGCCCGTCGCGATGAGTGGAGCAGCGAGTGTGTTTTCAAAAGGGCCGATCGTTGGTTTCCCTCCGACCGGCCCCAACCAGAGAGGAGGTAGGGGTCAGGCGGTCTGCCCGACGGGGTAGGTCACGGTCAGGGACTTACCGGTGACGGAGTTGCGTTCGGCGGCACCCGAGAACGGCATGGTAGAGAACTCGTCGCCGATCAGGGAGATGTCGCCCTCGGCGGTCAGGCGGACCTGATCGAACTCCCACTCCCGCTTCACATCGTTGTTCACGGGGTTGATCTCGATGTACTTCAGGGCGTAGGTCTTCGAGGACACATCCAGCGAGGAGGTCTGCTCGATCGCACCAGCGGCGGCTTCAGCGGCGAGGGTGACATCAATCGCGTCGGCGTTGGTGACATCCGTAGACGCGGGGATGAAGAAGATCCGGCCCATGACCAGATCGAGTTCGTAGTCCGTGCCGAGAACGAGCGTGGTGGCACCGACCGCAACGGTCAGATCAGCGGCGTCGATGTTGTACGCACGCACGCCGGAGGCGTTCACGATGTCGTACCACAGACCCTTCTCGACGCTCGCGATCATCTCGTACTCGGTGAACCCAGCGATGGCGGCGTTGGTGCCGGTCGTGGTCGTGCCAGCGAGGAAGATCGAGAGGTTGTTCAGGGAGAACTCGTCGAGCGAGAACGCCAGTTCCATCGACTGCGAGGTGACGACCGAAACATCCGTCACCGCGAGGCCCGATTGGGTCGAGGTGTGTTCGAGCGACTCCTGCGAGAGCGTGACGGTGAACTCGGGGCAGTTGCCGATGTTGCGGTAGCCCGAGGTCTTGACGCCTGCGGAAAGGGGTGCGAGGTAGAAGGAGCCACGACCGATGCGGTAGTCCGTCGTCCGGGGCTTGCCTGTAGCGTTGATACCGGCCATTGATGAAATCTCCTGAGAGGGTTAGCGTCGGCCTTGGCTGGCCTGGAAGATGAACTCCACTTCGGTTCCAGTGGACGGTTGCCGCTGAACGGGGTGGACGGGGGTTGATTGTTCGAGACGGAGTTGCACATACGGGTACCCGTTCACGGTGTCGGGTTCGATGCGGGGAGGGTTGTTGCACATCTCCTCCTCGAAGGGTTCGAGGAGGACTTCCCGGTTGAACTTGATTCTAACCGCGAACGGCCATGTCAGGCGAAGGGACTTTACGCCCTGCCCGTAATCGTCGTCGTTGGCGAAGTTGGACTGGATCTCGTTGCACAAGATCGGCGTGAGGGGCGTAACGGGCACGCTCTGCGACGGCACCCCGTTGGCATTGTAGATGACCGAGGGAAACTCGTAGTCCTTGACCAAGTTCACGAGAGCGGTTTGGATGCGGAGTTTCTGGCTCATGCGAACAGAGTCCCTCCCGGACGCAGGGGCGTCTGATCGGGTCCGATTGTCTCAGCACGGGCGATGCCGCCGAAGGCACCTGATTCCAGAAGCCCGAGAACATCTTGGAGCCGCTGCCATGTCTTGTCGATCAGGTCTTGGGTCTGGGCACCCGTCGCTCGGCGGGTCAGGCCCTCCTCGTTCCAAATCTGATCGGTCTGGAACGATGCGTCGATGAACAGCGTCGGGAGTTCATGCAGGAGCAGGTACTTGATCCAGAGAACCTCGGCCTCGTTCGCCATCGCACGCTTCCGCTCGTCTGCGGTCGTCGGCGAGTTCGCTTCGGTGTACGAAATCGCCAGCAGTTGCGAGACGGTCAGTTCCCCGAGGCGTTCGTAGAGACGAACCCGAACCTCAGTCGTGGCAGATTCGATCGCCGCCGTCGTGTCGGTCTGCGTGGCACCCGAGAGCGAGAGTCGCTCCTTGAGGACGGCCATGCTTTCGACAAACAGAGGCGTGATCGCCATTACTCGGCTCCGAAGTCACGGGAGAGGATACCGACCGCCTGCTCGGTGGTCAGTTCGGTTTCGAGGTCAAAGTCCTCGTCACGCTCGGCGATCATAACCAGCAACTCATCGAGTTCCTTGTCGGCGAGGGTGGCGGGGTCGATGTTCCACTTCGAGCGGTCGTGCTCGGTCTGGATGACCTCGGTGGTTACGGCGTTGGGGTTGGACACGCTCGCGGACAGGCGGTTGGGCTTGGCCTTGGCCGGTGCGTCGCACGGGGCGAGACGACCTTCCTTGAGGAACCCACGGATGCCCTTCTCGCCGCCGAGGAACTCGACCTGCTCTGGGGTGAGGACATCGCCCTGCACCACAGTCTCGGGCATCTTCTTGGCGTTGCGGTAGGTGATTGCGCCGAACTGGACGCGGTACTGCTTGGCGGATTTCGCCATAGTGGTTCTCCTTGGTGAGAGTCTGGTTGGAAAAACCTCCCGACCCCGTTAGGAGCCGGTCGGTTGCGGAGGAGGTGCAGAGATCAGATGTTGCAGACCTTCAGCGAAACCTGGGCATCCGGGCGGCGGGGAACCGGCAGCGGACGCGAGGCGACGAGGGCCATCATCGAGGAGGGATCTTGCAGCATCCACGACTTCGCGAAGCGGCGACCGATGTAGGTGCCTTGGTTGATCGCGTCCATGTCCGCGATCGCACCGTAGTACATCACGCGGTCAGCGGCCTGCGAGTTCGCGGTGACGAACTCCACATAGTCGTCACGGATGAACGAGGTGGTCGAGCCGCCGAACTCGACATCCCGGACATACTCCCAGACCCGAAGGCCACCGAGCATGCCGTGGAACATCGCGCCCTGATCGCTGAACTGCTCAACGAAGGACAGTTGGCCTGCGGAGATGCCCGCGTCGGTCTTGAGGGCGGGCAGGCCGTCGTTCTCGGCCATCTGCTGGAGAGCGTCGATGGCGTTCTTGCCGCAGATCATGTCCGTGGCGGTGACGCCGGTGGAGTTGGACAGGATTCGCTTGACATTGTGGACATCCTGAAGCGGGTTCACAGCGGGGTCCACGCCGCCCGAAGCGGAATAGGCATCCCACGCGGCACTGCCGCCCAGAGCGATGTTGTGCGTGTTCGCACGGGGGAAGGTGATCTGGAACACATCGCCGTCAGCGACCTGATACTGGATCTGGCCGGTGAGGGACTGAGCAACCAGCCATTCTTCGGCACCCACGATGTCAGATTCCATGCCCGCGAGGTCGCGGTTGATGTGGGCCTGAATCGCAGCCGCCTGTTCCTGCGGGTTGGTGAAGACCGGCATCCCAGCGCGGCGGGGGAAGAGCAGTTCAGACGGGGTGAACGGACGCTTGATGCGAATGTTCGGGGCCTGAACCATCTGGAAGGTTTCGTTGTGTCCAGAAACCATGACGCCTTCGCCGTTCTTCTTGACGAAGGGGGCACGCTTGCGGCCACGGCTGTAGACGGACAGTTCGATGTCCTCGGTGTGGAGGGTTTCCACACGCGAGTAGAGGAGGCGAGTAAGGAAGTTTCCGTTCAGCCGCATCTCGTTCACGGCTGCGGTGAGGTTCACCTGCTTGAGAGGTGCGATCGTAGTGTCGGGCATTGTTTAGTTCTCCTTGAGAGTCATTTAGCGGAAGGCGTCCAGACCCTCGATGATGAAACCCTTTTCACGGATTCCAGATCGGAGAGCGGTCTTGAGTTGTGCTTCGGAGTAGTTCGCGGCGACAACGGGGATGTCATCGACATGAATCCGGCCACCAAGCATGACATTGGCGATGGTTTCGGCACCGCTGACGAGCGTGTGCGAGTCAGGCCACAGGAAGCCCTGAATGGTGTTGGTGCCGTTCGTGCCGTCCTGATCCCAGATGACCCAGAACCCCGTCGAGGTGTTGAAGGCCATCGGGGTGAGTTTGGCGATGGTGCCGGTGCCGCCCGCGAGGGTCTTGGGCTGCACGGAGGTCGCCTGAGCACGCAGGCCCGAGCCAACGCCCGCCTGCGACTGAAAGAGTTCGTTTGCGTCGTAAGCCATAGATCAGGCCCCTTTCTTTGCAGGGTTGCCGTACTGAGCGGCGGCGGATTCCTTGGCGAACTTGGTCCAGTCAAAGCCAGCGTCGGCCTTGAAGATGTCGCCGGTGGTGGTTTCGGGCTGGTTCGACTTGGCCTTGGCAGCGGCGTTGCCCTTGAGCAGAGCATCGAGTTCCGCTTCGGCCTGAGCGAACTGCTCGGAATCGGACAGGTCGTACTTGGACAGGATCTCGTACTTGGCGAGTTCCCGCTTGTACTCGGTGCGGTGCTTGGCGTCGGTGATGTCGCCCTTGAACACCGGCTTGCCGTCTTCGTCGAACTCGACGACCTTGGCGAGCTTCGTATCGGCGGCGGGGGTCACGGGAGCCGGGCTTTCCGACTTCGTGAGTGCCTCGGCTACGGCCTCGGCGACCGCTTTCTTGAGGTCTTCTGGAGTCATTTCGACTTCTCCTGTAGGGGTGAAAGTGTCGTCGGCCTTGCCGAACTGGGTGAGTGCTTTGATGAGTTTGCGGATCAGGCCGTCGTCGTCTTTGGCGACCTCCTCGAAGACGGCCATGCCGCCCATCGAGACGCCCTTCCACTCGCCGCTGCGGTACTTCTCCCGCAGGTCAGCGTTGTCGATCTTGATGACAGCGGCCCACCCGCCCGTGACATCGACGGGCTTGCCGTCTCGGTCCTTGGCGTCCACGAACCGCTCATCGCCCTTGGCGATGATGAAAGACTCGACCACGCTGGCGTCGTCTTTCGAGAGCGTCTTGCCGTCGTGGAGGATGTCCACGCCCTCGCCGGACTTGAGGAAGTCGTGGGCCATTTCCCGGATCGCCCCCGCCTCGGCAAAGTCGCCGTGGGAGTCGATCATGTTCGGAGCGTAGACCACCGCCGTCAGCAGGCCCTCGTCCTCGTTCTTGAGAAGCAGGGTGTCGATTTCGATGGACCCGTCATCTTTGTAGAGAACGGACATCTTGTTGGCCCCGCGAGGCACCAGCGAAATGTGCTTGACTTTTGCTGTCTTGATCTTTCGTGGCATGGTAGTATACTAACGCGAGAATCTGCCCAAACAACGGCCAAAACTGATTTTGATATATCTAGCACAAGGCGATGAGCATGGAAAATCTCTCGTTCGTTCCGCGAGCAACTCGCCCGCTCTACCCCGAGTCTTGGAGCGAGGGACTTCTTGCGAATCTCGCCAAGAGCGACTTCCCCGAAGCGTGGTCGAATCAGAAGGAACCTGCGGGGATCATCCCGCACCCGTTCAACTTCCTCGCCCTGTGCGAACTCCGCAAGGCCAACGAGCACCACTCGGCGTGCATCAACGCCAAGTCGCGTGCTCTGGTCGGACTCGGACACCCAGACGCTGACGAGGACACCGGCACGCACAATGTCGATGAGGTTCTGAACCCGCTGTGCGATTCGACATGGCAGGAAACGATTACCGACATCGCCGAGGACTTTGAGGAATCCGGCAACGGCTACCTTGAGGTCGTCCGTCGAGGCACCGACATCGTGGGTTTGTACCACACCCCTGCTCATCGCGTGTACCCCGTGTTCGAGGGCGGACGCGACCGGCACTTCGTGGTCGAGTCGGATCGCATGAACGGATCATCGTTCGCCACGCGGTTCGCGGCCTTCGGCGACAAGACGGACTTCATCGACCGGATGCGGAACGGTCGCGTGAACAACGCCAACAACACGACCGGGTTCGTGAACGGAACCGGCATCTTCGCTCAGGTCAATCTCGATGAGCCGGATCAGATCAGCGAGATCATCCACATCCGTCGCCCGTCGTCACTCAGCAAGTGGTACGGGTACCCGAACTGGCTCGGTGCGGTCGCAGCGATCGAACTGAACCAGATGCTCATGCAGTACAACTTCGACTTCTTCCTCAATCGAGGCGTGCCGGAGATGATGCTGTTCCTCTTGGGCAGCGGCATGGACAAGGCCGACTTCGACGAAATCTCCAAGGCCCTGAAAGCGAACATCGGCACCGGCAACAGCCACAAGTCCTGCGTGGTGAACCTGAAGGTCGATCCCGACTCATTCAAAGTCCAACTCGAAAAACTCATGGGCGACAACGGCCTCAACGACGATGCGTTCAACTCCATGCGGGAGAACATCGCGATGGGCATTGTCTCCGCTCACGGCGTGCCGCCGCTGCTCGCGGGCATCCAGATCCCCGGCAAACTCGGTGCGACCAACGAACTGCCCAACGCCCTGCTCGCGTTCCAGACGCTCCTGATCGGTCCCGATCAGCGGCTCCTGTCGCAGAAACTCTCTGCCACCCTCGGCAATCCCGAGTTCAGCAACCTGGGTCTGACGGCTCAGGACTTCCGTTTCAAGAAGATTACCGATGAGTTCAACCTTGACGCGATGGACACGATGGGCAGGATGCGGCAGACCGCGCCCGAGGCCAGTGCGGAGGGGCGTGATCTCACCGAAGGAGTGAGGGACTGATGGCAACGAAGCCGATACCGCCAGAGACTCTCCAGCACAACTACGACACATGGATTCGCCACAAGAAGAACTACGCCCACGCCGCAAGGGATCTGGGCATACCGCGAAGCACTCTCAAGGACCGGATCGAAAGGTACGAGCAGGCGTGCAAGCCCGCCCCGGCAGGCGAGCCGCCACCTTCGCCGCAGGTCGAGCCGGGTATCAAGGGCGACATCGACAAGGCCAAGGGCAAGGGATGGCTCGAACTCACCGGGTACGAGATGCCCTCCGAGGAAGAGGTGCTCGCCAAGTACGGCCTCGATCCCGCGTGCTGGCGGGTCACGCGGGTCGTCCCCAACCAGTACCAGTCGTTCTATCGCGACAAGGACCGCACCTCGCACAATGTCGTGACGCTGCACTCCCTGCGGGTGTACATCGAGCGTGCGGTGCCGGAGACGCTGGAGCAGGTCGCAGAACGCCTCGCGAGCAGGATCAGCCCCCTGCCGGTGCGGAAGGCATCGAAGGCAGCACCGAGGGGGCAGATGGCCGTGTTCGGGATCTACGACGCCCACATCGGGGCGTACTGCTGGGCGGGCGAAACC